TTATTATTCGGGCATGATTTCAAAGATAAAAAATTGTGGTCAAATACAGGCGACTTTAAGTTATTTATAAGTCAAGAACTAGCGGAGCTATGGCCGTATGGATTCCATACGATCGGAGCAGTTAGCTTCGAAACAGCAGCATACTGTGCCAGATATGTAATGAAAAAAGTAACAGGGGACGCGGCTGCGTCTCACTATCGAGAAGTAGATCTCGAAACCGGCGAGGTAATAAATGAAATAAAGCCGGAATATTGCACGATGTCGCGTATGCCAGGCATCGGGTATGAATGGTATCAAAAATATGGATACCATGACTGCCACAAACACGATTATATTGTTATAAATGGCTACAAAGTAAGACCACCAAGGTATTACGATAAGTTGTGTGAAGAAGAATTCTTCACAAAAATAAAAGAAACACGCGTTGCAAACGCGGATGAACCCATAATTAATTATGGGGAAGAAATGGATCGACTTTGGGTGGAAGAAGAAACAAAAATAAAAAAGCTTGAAAGATTAATAAGAAACGTTTAGCGTTTCTTAAACTAACTAGGAGGTAGTAATGAAAAAAGTTTATTATGCAGTATATGATAGAAAAGCCGAATTGTTTTCAGCACCGTTTTTGGAAATCAAAGACGGAACAGCAATTCGAGCAATTCAAGATTTGGTAGTAAATTCACCAGATCATGCTTTTGCAAAACATCCATCGGATTTCAGTTTGCATAAGCTTGGTGAGTTTGATGATGTAAGCGGAGTTATCACAGGTCATATGCCTGAGAAACTCCAAGAAATAGAAAATCTAGTAGGAGAGTAATATAATGCTAGGCGGTCGTATGGGCAATTTGCCAACAGTAATGAAGCACGAGTTTTCGCGAGTGCCACAAGCTGAAATTCAGCGTTCAACGTTTAATCGTTCCCACGGGCTAAAAACAACATTCGACGCAGGGTATCTTGTACCTATATTTGTCGATGAAGTAGTACCCGGTGATTCGTTCAATTTGCGTGCGCATGGGTTTGGTCGCCTAGCAACTCCAATTTATCCGGTAATGGATAATTTATATGTAGAAACATTCTTTTTCTTTGTTCCAAACAGATTGATTTGGGACAATTGGGAAAAGTTTAATGGCGCACAGGATAATCCGGGCGATAGCACAAGCTATTTGGTTCCACAGCTTACGCTGGGGTCAGGGGTAAGTATTACAGGCGATAGCCTATATGATTATATGGGTTTGCCAACAGGTGTGAACGGTATCGCGTTCAATAACCTGCACGGACGTGCCTATAATCTTTGTTACAATGAATGGTTTCGGGACGAAAACCTTCAAGATTCAGTTACAGTAAATAAGGGTGATGGTCCTGATGATATTGCTGATTACACGCTGCTCAAGCGTGGAAAGCGCCACGATTATTTCACATCATGTTTGCCGTGGCCGCAAAAAGGCGATGCTGTATCATTACCGCTCGGTAATGCTGCAAATATTAAATTGGAAAATTTTGCAGGTAGTTCTGCGCCGGATGATAATTATTTAAATCTAATCGGTCAATCTGGTACAAATGTCCCTATTGCAGTTTATAATGCAACTTATGGCGGTGTAGGTGGTCTTGCTATTCCACCTGCTTCTCAAAATTATTTGTATGCCGATTTATCTACAGCAACGGCAGCGACGATTAATCAGTTGCGGGAAGCGTTTCAAATTCAGCGGTTGTATGAGCGTGATGCGCGAGGTGGTACACGTTACACAGAGATCCTACAATCTCATTTTGGCGTTACATCGCCAGATGCACGGTTGCAACGTCCAGAATATTTAGGTGGCGGTAAAACACCAGTATCAATGCAACCAGTTCCACAAACATCATCAACAGATGCAACATCGCCACAAGGTAATTTGTCAGCGATGGGAACAGTAGGAGTGCAAGGTCACGGATTTAGCAAATCATTTGTAGAGCATGGTGTTATTATTGGCATGGCTTGTGTATTTGCAGATTTGACTTATCAGCAAGGTATGAATCGAATGTGGTCTCGCAGGGATCGCTGGGACTTTTATTGGCCAGCGCTTGCACATCTCGGAGAACAAGCCGTACTTAATGAAGAAATTTATACACAAGGAACAAGTGCAGATCAGGATGTATTTGGATATCAAGAGCGTTATGCGGAATATCGTTACAAGCCGTCACAAATTACAGGTAAAATGCGGTCAAACGCTGCAGGTAGCTTGGACGTATGGCATTTGTCACAAGACTTTAGTAGCGTGCCAGTGCTCAATGCATCGTTTATTGAGGAAAACCCGCCAATTGATCGGGTTGTAGCATTACCATCAGAACCAGATTTGTTGTTTGATTGGTATTTTGATATGAAATGTACACGTCCTATGCCAACTTATAGCGTCCCAGGCCTTATTGATCATTTCTAGGTGAATGTTATGGATAGTATTAAATGGGCTGCTATTGTCGCTTTTAGCCGGAGGTTTATTCTTCCGGCAGCCCTGGGCAGTATTGTGGTTTGGCTCATTGCTAATGGTCTCGTTGCTTGGGTTCCAGCTGTCTGTGGTGTAGCAGATGCATTAGCAGTATTTGTACAGGAGTGTTCGAATGGGATTGAGTAGTATGTTATCAGCCATCAACCCTTATGCAGGGTTGATAGGCGCTGGAGTATCGGCGTTAGGACAGTATAGAGCCAATAGAGAAACAAGAGCGTCTACAGGACGTCAAGTAGCGTTTCAAGAGCGTATGAGCAATACAGCGCATCAGCGGCAAATGGCTGATTTAAAAAAGGCTGGTATCAATCCAATGCTTTCAGCAAAATTAGGTGGGGCATCGTCCCCAGCTGGAGCCTCTTACCAAGCAGGCAACATTGGGTCTGCTGCGGTTCAAGGATATGGCCAAGTAAGTAGTGCCAAGCAAGCGCAAGCGCAAACAAAACAAATAGAAGCTCAAACGGCTTTAACAGAAGTTAACACAAAAAGAGCAGTAGAAGACTTAAAACAGATTAAAGTCAAATTTGCAGAACGTTGGTATATGAAATTTGCAGGTATGAGTTCCGAAAATATTGTTGCTTCGGTTCAAGCAATATTAAAAGGCGTTGATGTTCATCAGGTGTTAACTCAAACAGGAATTATGTTTAAAGAGTATCATAAGCTTGAGAAGTTTCTAGAAGCTGTTAGAGCGCAAGCATCTACTATCCGTAAAGAAGGCGATGGTATAAAAGCTATGGTTACAGATTGGATAGGTATACCGAGTTTGGATGATAAATATTCACACGGAGCAAAAATAGGACTCCATAAACATAATAGGTGGTAAAATGGCTAAAATGGTATTTAAAACAGGTTATGGCGAGCGTGAGCGCGTCCAAACAAAACCAAAAGGCGAAAGCCTAACACAACAGCACTTCGCCCATGAGGCGGATGTGCGTAATATTATTAAGCAATATGACAAAACTGGTCTTATTGCAAATGTACAAAAGGGCGTAGCCCAATATGGTGACTATTCAGAAGTCAACGAATATAGAGAGGCGTTAGACCTCGTAAATGATGCTAACGAAATGTTTGCAGATCTACCCGCAGAATTGCGGGAAATGTTCCAGAATAATGCTGGAACGTTCTTGGAGTTTGCTACAAACCCAAAGAACAATCAGAAAATGATCGAGCTTGGACTTAAGGAGGCTCCTGTCCAAGAAGAACAGCCAATTAAGGCTGAAAATAAGGCTGCCGAGCCTCCCGCTCCCCTAGATAAGGGGGAGTAGAGGCAGCCCGGGCACAGTTACTCACTTGATGTAACTGTGCCCACTGACACCAAAGGAGGAAAAGGTGGAAACAATTAAGTACAATTTAACTCAGGCCAAGAGTAAGGACGACAAAACACAGTGGATCAAAATAGGGATAGCACAAAAAAGCGATCGTAATTTTTGGATCAAGTTAGATGTGTTGCCGATAGCAGATAAAAACGGCGAAGTATGGTTAAATTTATTTGAAAGGAAAGATGATGAAGTACAGAAAAAAAATGAGCGCTAGATCTAGTCGTAAACAGTTCACAAAAGGTGCTATGAAAGTGAAGGGTAAAAACTTCACAAAACCTATGCGCGGCGGCATTCGTCTATAGATGCCATGCTATCATCCTCTGGTAGCCTATAAATGCGATGGAAAAGTAGTATTTGATAAGCCCTTCGCATTTGCGAGGGGCTTTAATTTACCCTGTGGCCAATGTATTGGCTGCAGGTTAGACTACAGTCGCCAATGGGCTATTAGGTGCGTCCATGAGGCTCAGATGCACGAGGATAATTGTTTTATAACCTTAACGTTTGACAATGAACACATTGCAAAACGTAAAAATCCGGAAAGTTTAGATAACACAGAGTTCCAAAGGTTTATGAAACGCCTCCGGAAAAAATATCCCCACAAAATAAGATTCTTTCATTGTGGGGAATATGGGGATCAAAATAAAAGACCACATTATCATGCATTATTATTCGGGCATGATTTCAAAGATAAAAAATTGTGGTCAAATAAAGGCGACTTCAAGTTATTTGTAAGTCAAGAATTAGCGGAGCTATGGCCGTATGGGTTCCATACGATTGGAGCAGTAAGCTTCGATACAGCAGCATACTGTGCCAGATATGTAATGAAAAAAGTAACAGGTGACGCAGCAGCGTCACATTATCGAGAGGTAGATCTCGAAACCGGCGAAATAATAAATGAGATAAAGCCGGAGTATTGTACGATGTCGCGTATGCCAGGCATCGGGTATGAATGGTATCAAAAATATGGATACCATGA